GCTGGTACAGGTGTATTCCTTGGTGGTGGTGTTACTACCGCTAAAATAGACGAACTTCTTATCAGGTACGCCGCGGCTGGCGTGGCGAACGTAACGATAAACTTCACGGGAGCCGATAACGGAAAAAGAACGGCCGCCTCAGATGCCGCCGTGGCTACCCTTACCTCGGCTGGATGTACGGTATTGGGCAACCCATAACACACAATAACATGAAACACAAGATAACAAACAAATATGTGATAGTGGGCAATGAGCCTTTCGGGCTGTTGACCTGCATACTCGAAACAAACGCCGAAGTCCATCAATTCGGCACCGAAGAGGAATATAGGGCGTATTGTCAAGAAAAGGGCATATACCTGCCAGAACCCGAAACCCCGATAGAGCCATGAAAAAACTGACAATATCCATATTATTGCTTTTGCTGGTGCTGACAGTTTCAGCGCAAAACTACACAATTTACAACCCACAACCACGTGAGGATAAAATCCCGCAATGGGTAAAGGTTGTCACTATCTATTCTACTTCGATAATCCTCGACGCTGTGGCTGACGGCATGAGGGACGACGGGAATAAACCACTTAGCCACACCTTAGAGGCGGCTTCGGTAGGGGTGTTGTTGGCCTCTCCCTTTATTATCGACTACGACAAAAGCAAATGGGGCTGGTATTTGGCTTCTTATGTTACGCTAAGGGTAAGCCTGTTTGACCCCGCCTACAACATTTCCCGCGGTCTTCCGATAAACTATTGCGGGACGACTTCGGGATGGGACAAAGCGAGGTCGGGTATGCCGAACGGTTTTCAGACTTACGCGAGAGGAGTGTCATTTTTGGTAGGGGTGGCGATACCTATAAACGAGCTTAACCACAAAAAATAGCGTACAACAAAGAACCGTAAAACAAACGACATGAAAGAAGATACGGAGCTGATAATAAAGATAATCGAGGAAAAGATCGAAACGGTGAACAAGACGATAGCCGCTTCGGGAACGAATACCGCCATTAGCATCGAGAAACTCGAAAAGACGATAAGGGAACACAACGGGAGGTTAAGGGACGTGGAGCTGTGCCAGCTCAAAGCCTTGCCGACAATCAGGGCGGTGGAATGGGCGAGGCAACATTGGTACGTGTGCGCCATAATCCTCATGCTCTCGATACTTATATTGATACCCGTAGCCGAGATTATCGGGATAAGGGGGGTAGTAGGCACGTTAATGGATTACAGGTAATGGATATACTCCAAAAGAGGGCGTTCAGGGGCGAGGCCTACACGATAGGCCGGCTTTACGTCAACGGCGATTATCTTTGTGACACGCTCGAAGATCCCGTGAGGGACTTAAAGGCGGACGGTAGCGGGAAGATTTACGGGAAGACGGCGATACCAGCGGGGGTTTATAGGGCAAAACTCACCAACTCGCAACGGTTTAAACGTCAGCTCCCCGAGATCATGGATGTCCCGTTTTTTACGGGGATACGTTGCCACAGCGGCAACACGGCGGAAGACACGGACGGGTGTATATTGGTCGGCAAGAACACGGAGAAGGGCAAACTAACGAAGTCGAGGCTCTACGAAGAAAAATTGACGGCTCGCATGGCCCTGGCGATGGCGGGCGGTGAGCCGATAACATGGACAATAAAATAAAAAGATATGGACAAACTTATTGAAATGGCGCAAGGGTATATCAACATACCTTATATGTTTTCATTCCTGCTCTTAAGCTACGGCATAAAAGAGTACTTGGGGGTATGGCTGGACAAGATCACCAAGACCAAGTGGAAAACCGTCTACACGGTGCTTATCATCGCCGCTATCGTGGCATTGCCGTTCTACATTTTCATCGGGGCGCAACTGGACAACATTATCTTCAGCTACACGCTCGGAACCACCCTACATGAGACGGCCTTTTGGTGGATAGAAAAGAAGATCAAGCCAAAAAAAGATGTCCAAAGTACTTAACATATTGTTGTCGGTAGCGGTCGTCGTTTTGCTTTTATTGTTAAACATGGGCAGGCCAACGGTCGGAACCGTTGAGGTAAGCCAAAGTTTTTTGGACAGTTTGACCGCCGTTGCCTCCAGGCCTCCCGACACCGTGACAATAGAAAAGATTGTCAAGGGCGATAAAGTGGTAGTTTATAGGACAGAGTTTGTCCCCGTATATACCGACACTACAACGAATACCGTCTTTTATGCCGATAGCCTTGTAAACGACAGTATCGACGTTCGGGTGGATATAGGCGTCAAAGGCACGTTAGAATCGCTTAAATGGGCTTATAAGCCCGTCTACAAAGAAACAACGAAAGAGATAACCGTAACGAAGCCTTACCCCGTACCTTATTATATAAATAAAAAGGTCGGGGGGGTTCTTGTCGGGGCTGAACTTGGTTACTGTAACGCGGCGATGGTCGGCGCGGAACTGGGTTATATCGACAAAAAAGGCTGGCAATATTCGGGCGGCTTCGGGTATATAGGCGAAAAGAGATATTTTAAGGTAGGTTTAGGGTTCATCTTTTGAGCCTTATTCTGTGTTTTCATGTCGAGGGGGCGGGTTATATCCGCCCTTTTCTTTTGTTATGTGTTTTGTAACTTGTTATAAAGCAACGTAATAACATTTTTAACATTTAATTTACATTAATTAACACAATATTTGAACAATGTATTATGATAGTGTGTATATTTGAATCGTTAAACAAGTACTAACAATTTATAATTAAGACAATGAAAACATTTGACTATTTAACCGTAAAAGAAGCCCGTACAAGTTTACAGTCGACCTACGACACCGTTTTCAAGATCGCCGAATCGGGCGACTTCGTTGACCAACATCTTTTGAACGCTTCGATGAACATTAAGGCGGGTTTGGTAGAAATTGATAGGGCAATATCGGCGCACGACATAAATAAGTCGTACGAATTTACTGACCCTACCGACATATTGAACAAAACTCTCGATGTATTGGCTAACGGATGGGGGGATAAAAAATGATCGACATATACGACGTTTTCGACCCGACAAATGAACCCGAAACACCGAGGTTCGAGTGCCATGTTTGCAAAGGTACGGGCAGAATTCTTGTACCCAGCGAGGACGAAGAGTGCGGCATAGAATACGACATTTGCCCGGAATGCGACGGTATCGGCGAAGTAGAGGCCGAATACCCCGACATAATGGCCGCCTACCACATTAAAAACGACTGTTAAAATGAGATTGCCCGCCCTTATATGCGCTTTATTGGTCTCTTTCCCTTTAGCGGGGCAGGGTGTAGAGCTGAGCTCGTACATAGGGGGCGGGTATTTTAGCGGCGACCTTTCTTGGAACGGCACTAAGGACGTTATAACCCTAAACCCCGACGGCACGTCTTCGCGGGTTACCGACATAGTCTACCAATCCACGGGGGCGGACTACGAAAACAAACTTTATACCGAGATGTATTTCGGGGCTAAATGGCGGGGGGTGGGTTTAGAGACTACTTTACTGACCGTTATCGACCCTTATACCCCTTTCGTTTACGCGCCGTTACAGACCAACTACGAGATAGGTTTATCTTACAGGTACAAATACATAGAATTTAACGCCTCGCACTTCTGCACCCACAGCACGGAATTTTTTAAGATCGGCGGCGGTTTTACCAAGATCGGCGCGAGAGTTTACATAATAAATAAATAACGACATGAAAGAACTGATGAAAATCCAAGGGGTGTTAGAAGCCCCGAAAAACCAGACCAACGCCTTCGGCAATTACAAATACCGTAGCGCGGAGGACATCCTGAAGGCGGTAAAGCCTTTGTTAAGCGAGAACAACTGTATTTTGACCATCACCGACACAATTAACCTTGTCGGCAACAGGTACTACATCACGGCTACGGCCACGATCACCAGCACCGAGACAAAAGAATCGGTATCCGTCACCGCCCACGCACGGGAAGAAGAGGTTAAGAAGGGCATGGATTCAGCCCAGATCACGGGGTCGGCTTCGAGTTACGCCCGCAAATACGCTTTAAACGGGCTGTTCTGTATCGACGACACCAAAGACCCTGACGCTACCAACGACCACGGCAGGGGTAAAAAGCCTGAACCCGTTGACGAGAACTTTGAACAGGATTTGGCGATAGCCATTGACGAGGCCAAGAGGGCGGCCACACAGGAAGACCTAACGAAGGTTTGGAAGATCTGGCTACCGTACCAAAAGGTACAGTCGTTCAGGGAAGCCGTAAAAGTAAAAGGTGAACAATTTAAAACCCAAAACAATGCGTGAGCTGAAAAAATCGACGGTGGTTTTCAACAGCGAAGACCATTCTTATATGACAGAATATAACGCTTTGTTGAGCGGCATAACCGGTATGATCGACAGACAGATATTCGGGGGGGCGTTCGCCAACCTCCCAGAAGCCGTCTGGAAAGACAAGGCCGACAACGGTACGCAAGTCCACGAAGATATTGAGATGGCCTTGACGCTGATGACGGAGCCGACAACCCCTGAAGGAAAGGCGTTTTTCAGGGAGTTTATCTATACTGAAATAATAAGGCCGTACCAGACCGAGTACCTTGTAAGCGATGAGGAGAGGTTCGCCACCAAGATAGACCTTGTTGACACGGATTTGAACCTTTACGACTACAAGACCTCTTCGGGTCTAAATGTCGAATCGGTATCATGGCAGCTCTCGATTTGCGCTTACCTCTTTGAGCTGCAAAACGGCTTCCAGTGCGGGAACCTTTACGCCGTACATTTAACGGAGGACGCGGCCGAGCTCGTACGGGTCAACAGAAAACCCGTTGAGGCCGTCAAGGCGTTACTGGAAGCGGAGGCCTATGGATTGGCGTATCTTGCCCCACAGGCCACCGAAGAGGCCAATTTGGCCGTATTGACGGGAATAGAGGAGGCGATAATTACGTTCAAAGCGGCCATCGTCGATTACGAGGCGAAAAAAGATGCGATAATTTCGGGAATAACCGCCAAGATGGAAGAGATGGGCATTAAAAAATGGGAGACCGAAAAGATAATAGTGACCAAGATAGACCCCACGACACGGGAGACTTTGGACACGAAAAAGCTCAAAGAAGAAATGCCGGAGATTTTCGGCAAATACGCCAAAGCCTCGGCGGTAAAGGGAGGTATAAGGGTAACAATTAAAAAAGACAAACAATGAGGAACGTGGTATCTATTTTTAGGCTATTAACATTAGCTAAAGAACAGGCCGAAGAAGCCAAAATGCTGTCAAAAGCGATCAAGAGGGGCAAAGCCGACATAGACCTTCACATAAAAGTAGAAGAAGGCGACATAAAAAAGGTGGTGATCGGCAATTTGCGTTATGACCCGCCGTTCGCCAAATAAACATAAAACCTAAAGACATGGCAAAATTGACAAAAACATTGACAAAGGCGGTACTGGAGGCGTACAACTTCATGCCGCCGAGGTTCCACGCGACAAGTTTGATAGACTTGTCGAGGGCGATAAGCGGTACGAAGGCTTTCGATAGCTCTATTTTGAGGCTGTTAAGGAAATACCGCAACGACGGCACGATAAAATGGGCGTGTACCGACAAGACCGAGGCGGTTTATACAAAGGCGCAATGAGGGAGGTTTCAGCCCTTTTAACGGCACTCGGGATCCTTGCGGTACTCTTATTGGCCATGCCGTTGTTTTGGTTGCTGTGGCTTTGTCCCGTGTGCGTGGCGGGGTTGTGCTTGGTCGGGGCGGTGGTGGCTTGGGCGCCGGGGAGAATAATAAACAAATAACCAATTTATATTATGAATTATTTAGAATTTATAGAAAACAAAAAACATTCTTCTATTAATTATGGCATTAACGTAAATTATATGGCCGATTCTATGTTTGACTTTCAAAAGTATATCGCGGAATACGCGATTAAAAAAGGTCGGTGCGCTATTTTTTTGGATACAGGATTAGGTAAAACGATTATCGAATTGGTGATAGCCAAAAACTTTGTTACAGAAACGAATAAGCCAGCATTAATAATAACACCTTTGGCGGTAGCCAAACAATTTATTAGCGAGGCTGAAAAATTTGGAATAGAGGACATAGAACATACTAAAACTGGGAAATACTCCAAAAAAATAATATTAATAAATTATGAAAGGTTGCATTATCTGGAGCCATCTGATTTTGATTGCGTGATATTGGATGAGAGTTCTATATTAAAAAATTTTGATGGAGCCATTAAAAACCAAGTAAATTTATTTTTAAAAAAGGTTAAGTATAGGTTTTTAGCGACAGCCACGCCATCTCCAAACGATTATATAGAACTTGGCACAAGTTCCGAGGCATTAGGATATATGGGTTATATGGATATGTTGGGAAAGTTTTTTAAAAACAACCAAAACAACGTGGCCAAGATTAGCCAAAGATCTAAAGCGAGACAAGGGGAGGAATATTATTTAAAACCCCATGCGGAGGATAATTTTTGGTTATGGGTATCCAGTTGGTCTATATCGGCCAAAAAACCTAGCGATATGGGCTTTAATGACGATAGGTTTATACTTCCAAGATTACATGAAATAGAAACTATTTTAAGGAATGAAAACCCGCTTACCATAAACGGACAGACATCGTTATTCGCCATGCCGGCCATAGGATTCCATGAAATAAAACAAGAGGCAAAAGCTACTATCGGACAAAGGTGCGAAATGGCCGTACAAAAAGCCAAAGAACACGAGATATCGGTTTATTGGTGCAACCTTAACGATGAGGCCGACAAAATATTGGATATAGACACCGAAGCCGTGGAGGTAAGGGGCAATATGGATATAGACAAAAAGGAAGATATATTGTATTCATTTTCAATGGGGGATATCAAAAAACTGGTAACAAAGACAAGCATAACGGCATTTGGGCTTAATTGGCAACATTGCAACCATACCACATATTTTCCGACATATAGTTATGAGCAGTATTATCAAGCCATAAGGAGGTTTTGGAGGTTTGGGCAAAAGAGGGACGTATATGTAGATTTAATACTATCTGATGGGCAAGAAAGAATGATAGAAAGCTTGTTAATAAAGAAAGAAAAAGCTATAAAAATGTTTGAAAAGTTGGCCAACCAAACAAATAAAGAGTATAAAGCGAACATAAAAGAATTTAACAAAGAAATTATATTACCTAAATTTATTTGATTATGAAAGTAAAAGAACAAATGCACGACAAAAATTACAGTATTTATAACGGAGATTGCATGGAAGTAATCCCACAACTACCGGACAACTCAATAGACTTGGTGATATATTCGCCGCCATTCGCCGGACTATACAATTACAGTAGCAGCGAAAGGGACTTTTCAAACTGTGAAAGCAAGGAACAGTTTTTACAGCAATATGAATATCTGGTATCAGAATTGGCGAGAGTAACCAAAACGGGTAGGATTAACGCCGTACACGTTGAGGATATACACGATTATACGGGTAAATTATGGGACTTTCCGGGAGAGGTAATAAATATCCATGAAAAGTACGGACTGGATTATTATAACAGGATAACAATATGGAAAGAGCCGTTGAAAGTGAGGATGAGGACGATGGTTCAAAGCCTTATGCACAAATTTATAGTGGAAGACGCTACCAAGTGTTTTACCGCCATGCCCGATTATGTTCTAATATTCAAAAAAAGAGGTGATGCCGAAATACCCGTAACACACCCGAACGGGTTATTAGATTTTCCATACTTTGGGGAAACGCCTTTTTTAGAACAACATAAAGAAACATACGGCAATTATGAGGATTTCAGAAAAAAATGGTCAACATTTAATGGAGACCAGAGAGAAAACAAATTATCCCATTTGACTTGGCAAAGATATGCTTCATCTGTTTGGGACGATATAAGAATAGACAATGTTTTGCCGTTCAGGGATTCAAAAGAAGAGGACGACGAAAAACACGTACACCCTCTACAATTGGATGTAATAGATAGGCTTGTATATCTTTATTCAAACCCAAATGACACGGTATTAACACCCTTCATGGGCGTTGGTTCAGAAGTATTTAGTCCCGTATCTATGGGACGTAAAGCATTGGGGGTTGAACTTAAAGACAGTTATTTCAAACAGGCAACAATAAATTTAAAGTTCGCTGAAAAGAGATTTGTAAAGGTTGAACAAAAAACTATCTTTTAACAATTATTAACACCCGCCATATCACGGATAATACTATCTTTGTAGCATGAACAACTGGTTATCACTTTTTGACGGTATGAGTTGCTTGCAAATAGCGGGCAAAGAGCTTGGGATAAGCCCCGAT